GCTACTCACAACGTAGAAAAACCTGTGTCTTCAAAAAAAGCCGCTACTCAAAATAAAGCCTTTTGGACCAAGCAAAAAGATGATGCAACGAAAGCACTAGATTCAATAGCTTCGGCTCAAAAGAAATTGATGGATGCTGGAAATTTCAAAGGGATTGATGCTACTGTTGTTACCACCTACAAAGAAAATATCAAAAAACTAAAAGAAGCAGAGAAAGAATTAAAAGTTTATGATTCATTTTCCAAACAGGACGATAAGGCACAAAAATTACGTGAAGAACAAGAAAAATATAAACTCCTGTTAGAGAAACAAAAGTTTGAACAGGAACGAATGAAAGAAGATTCAGCAAATGAACTTGAGCAGATTGAAATCAATAAACTTAAAGAAAGCAGTGAAAAGGTTCTAAGGCAAAGAGCACTCAATCATCGGCTAGAATTGCAGGCTATTAAGCGCGAAACCGAGGATAAGAAACGGAAAGTAATAGAAGATGCACGAGCTGCTTTTGAAATCAATCCTCAAAATAAAAAGAAGATTTTTAATGCAGATGTTTTCATCAATTCAGAATCTACGAAAAAACTGTTTGCTTCATTCGATAATATAGCAAAAGAAGCTACAATCGCTACCAATACAAAGTTTGATCGCGGAGATGATTTATCTGACCTGTTAAATCTGTATCAGGATTATACAGACCAGCGTCTTGCGATTGAACGAAAATTTAATGAGGATATTGCAACGTTACAGGAACAGCGTAAACAAGCTACGAAGAATGGAGATACAAATCAGGTAGAACAGATAGACCGTTCCATTGCTCAAGCAACGAAAAATAAGGGAATGGAGTTAATGAAACTGGACTACGATAAGTTGAAAGAATCCCCAGAATATGTTCGCGCCTTCGAAAACTTAAAGGAAACTTCTTCCGAAACTCTTAATTCCCTTTTAACACAATTAGAGAATGCAAAGAGTACAGCGGCACAAGTTCTATCTCCTGACCAGCTTCGTGAGTATACTAGTACAATTCAGTCTATCATGGACGAATTAGATAGCCGTAATCCATTCCAATCGCTATCTGATAAAAAGAAAGAACTAGCGGAAGCTGAAGAAGAGCTAGCTAATGCGCAAATCGAGTTAGAAAATGCTCGGATAAAAGCCGAGGCTGTGAAAGGAGGTGCTAAAATTGAGAATGGAATCAAATCATCTAAATACAATCCGGAAACAGGTAAGATAGAATCGACTAAAGCCTATTTGTCCGAAGCGCAGGCCTTGGAGCAAGTTAAAAAGAAAACTGAAAACTACAACGCAGCAAAAGATAAGGTCGTCAAGAAAGACAATCAAGTTAAAAAGTCAGAGAAAGAAGTCAGAGTACAGATATCAGAACTAGCGGACACAATAGATGAACTTGGAAAAACGATCGGTGGACCTGCTGGAGAAATTATCTCTTTGATTGGTAATATCGGAGCATTTACAATGACTGCTATGTCTGGCGTTGAATCAGCGGCAAATACATCAGCGAACGCTATTAGTACAGTTGAAAAAGCGTCTGTTATTCTTGCGATTATTAGCGCAGCAATGCAGGTAGCAATGAAAATCTTTGATTTGTTCGGAAAAGACGATACAACGGAGAAATACGAGAAAGCGAAAGAAACGTATGAGTCTTATATCAGTATTCTTGATAGAGTAATCGAGAAGCAACTGGAATTAGCTGAAACTCTTACGGGAGATAATGCCAATGCAGCCTATAAAAAAGCGCTTGAAATGGTAAAATTGCAAAGTGAAAATGCTAGGGTTTTAGGACAACAGTATCTAAATTCTGGTGCTTCTGGAAAATCACACTCAAAGGGATATAATGAAGTTGAAGATATGTCTTGGGAAGGCTGGAAACAAGCAGCGGACACACTAGGAATGTCTATTGATGATTTCAAAAAGAAAATGGGCGGACGTATGACCGGTCTATTTGATTTGACAGATGATCAACTTGCAAAGCTTCAGGAGAATGCAGGTATATTTTGGTCACAACTAGATTCCGATACACAAAAATTTGCCGATCAAATAGCAAATGGTGTCGCAAAGGTTGCGGAAGTATTAGAACAACAAATTGCTGATACGACTCTTATTGATTACAGTTCTCTCCGCTCTGACTTCCAAGACTTGCTTACTGATATGGACGCCGATAGTGCTGATTTTGCAGACAACTTCGAAGAATATATGAGAAATGCCATTCTTAATTCCATGCTTAAGGAGGATTATATGGACCGGTTGATTGAATGGAGGGAAAAGCTATATAATGCAATGGATGATGGTATGACCGAGGATGAATATAATGCATTGAAAGCCGAAGGTCAACAGATTGCCAATGAAATGAAAGCTAAACGCGATGCATTATCAGAAATATATGGTTTTGGCAAAGATGATGATGAAGAACGTGAGGCGTCAAAGAAAGGATTTGCTTCTATGTCGCAAGACTCTGCAGATAAGCTAGACGGTAGTTTTGCCGTTATGATCTCTCATACATATTCAATTAATGAAGGTGTAAAGCATCTCCAGTCTAATTCGGATAAAATAGCGGAAAAACTCGCATATCTTTCAAATTTGGATAAATATATGGGAGAAATCATGAAATACAATGATATTGTTATCACTTATCTATCTGATATAAGCAGCCATACAGCACGGCTTGAAGCGATTGAAAAAGCCATAGAATCTATAAAGCTGGGGATTGATACATTAAACACTAAAGGCATAATACTGAAGCGATGAAAGGGCAATTACTAATAGATGAATTAGATATGTATACCAAATACGGTATTTCAATTATAAAGGGGAGCTATAATAATTTTGTAGCCTTCCCGACTTTGAAAGAACCGGAGAAAAACGACTGGCCGGAAGAAGATGGACAAGAATTTGACCTTTCTGTGGTTGCCCTCGACACAAGCGAAATTAGTATAGAATTTGGCTTTAGAGATGACTTGGGATTTGGTGGATTAATAGCGCTTCTTTCCGATATGGGATACCATAATTTCCGTTTTCCGATTCTTGGTAGAACATATCGTTTACGTTTGTTATCACAGAATAGCTATACAATTTATCCTAGACTTGAAATAGCGAAGATAGTTTTTGCAAACGATTTTCCTCATGAAGCAAATTATGAATACCAGGACCCTGTTAATTCTATCGCTATGCCAAAGGGGTATGAAATAGACAATAAAGATTTGTCCGATTATGGCGTAATAGTTCTTCCAGGTAGTAATGCCGAGATATTGAAAACTCCGGCAGTAAAAAAGAACCTATTGCAGAATTTCAAACGTCAAGATGGAGCAATCTATGACGGTGAAGTTGTGAAATTCCAAACCAAAGAAGTATCTCTCAAATGCCTGATGCGGGCTGGGACAATTGAAGCGTTTTGGCGTAATCGCGACGCTCTACTCTATGATCTCACAAAACTGTCTGCTAAGATCGATGATGAAGGATATGAGTATTCTGATGCTGAACGTATATTTTATTGTGATGAGTGGAGCGAAAGCTACCCTTGCTATTATAAGAGTTGCCAGACAAACAATTTTCTTCTAAATAATGGGGTATGGTGGGAATTTACCTTGAAACTTGTATTTACTAGTTTCCGGATTGGAGAAACAGACTTCCTGCTTGCATCCGAAGCAGGAGAATTTATCATAACAGAAGATGGAATATTTTATATTGACTTAAAAAATTATGCCAATTAAAAAGAAAAAAATCAGCGAATTAACGCTTGCTGATAGCATGGTAGGATTGTACACTATTGGCGTTAAAATGGTGAATGGCGTACAAACAAGTGTAAAAGTTAGTCTTGAATTCATAAAGAAAGCCTATGATGACGTAGTTGAAGCAACAAAGAAGGCCAATGACGCAGCAAAGGCGGCTGATGATTCCCGAACCCAAATAGAAGCGAATGAAGATACTCGACAACGCAATGAAGCTACTCGTATCGACGCTGAAAGAAATCGTTCAAATGAAGAACAAGCCCGGTCAGCTGCAGAATCAGTACGTATCATAAATGAGAATACCCGTAAAGCAGAGGAAGCAACTCGTGCGACCGCTGAAGGGCAACGTGTATCTGCAGAACTTAGCCGCGTTGAAACAGAAAATAAACGAGTGTCAGATGAACAAGTACGTAAAAGTAATGAAGATGCACGTAAGACTGCTGAAACAGGACGTTCTTCTGCAGAATTGGAACGTGTGAAGGAAGAAGACAAACGAAAAGCGGCTGAAACAACACGTTCTACAGCTGAAACAACACGTTCTACAGCTGAAACAGATCGCGTAACAGCCGAAGATGAACGAAAAGAAGCCGAATCCACGAGAGAAGCAAATGAAACTGCACGTGTGACAGCCGAGGATAATCGCGTTACTGTCGAATCTGAACGCGTATCTGCTGAAACAGAACGTAAGTCAGCGGAGACAGCCCGAGTATCAGAAGAAAACAAAAGAAAGTCCGCTGAAATTGACCGTAAATCAGCCGAAACGTCCCGGGTATCAGAAGAAAATAAAAGAAAGCAGGATGAAGATACCCGCAAGGCTGCGGAAGATACTCGTTCCTCAAATGAGACTAGGCGTGTCTCTGCTGAAACAGAACGTGTAGAAGCCGAGTCCCAACGTAAGTCAGAGTATAGCGGTATTATACAAGAAATGACATCTGCCACAGAAGATGCTACCGCACAACTAGAACTTGTAAAAAAAGCTACGAATGATGCAAATGCTGCCAAAAACGCATCAGTTGAACAGACTGCTCTTGCAAAGAAAGCTACTAATGACGCTAACGCAGCAATTATAAGTATCAATATTGCCAAAGAAGAAACCCAACAAGCTACAGAAGAGGCTAACGCTGCCAAAATTGCATCGGAAGCCCAAACAGCTTTAGCGAAAAAAGCTACTGATGATGCTAATACAGCCAAAAATGCATCAGTAGCGCAAACAGCTCTTGCTAAAGCTGCCACGGATAGCGCAAATGCGGCAGCACAGGCCGCCAATAACGCAGTTTCGGGAGTTGATGCTAAAGTAAAAGCTGCAGTGGATGCACTTGTAGCTGGAGCACCGGAAGCCCTCGACACGCTTATTGAATTGGCTAATGCCCTTAATAATGATCCGAACTTCGCCGCTACCATGGCAACAGAGTTAGGGAAGAAACTCAACGTTTCCGATATTGTCAACAACCTAACAAGTGGTGGAACTGGCAAAGTCCTTTCTGCCGAACAAGGAAAGGCTTTGAAAGCAGCTTTGGATACACATAACCATGCAGGAATATACGAACCTGTATTCTCAAAAAATACAGCTTTCAATAAGAACTTTGGCACAACTTTCGGAACTGTTTGCCAAGGAAATGATAGTCGACTAAGTGACGCCCGTACACCTAAAGCACATACACATAAGAAGTCTGAAATAAGTGATTTTCCAACTTCTATGCCAGCAAGCGATGTGCCTGCATGGGCGAAAGCTGCAAGTAAACCATCTTATACAGCTTCTGAGGTTGGTGCGTCCCCGTCGAATCATACTCATACAGGGATCTATCAGCCAGCAGGAAGTTATGCAGCGAGTTCGCATAAACACGAAGCAACGGATATTACTCCGGATAGTACTCACCGCTTTGTTACTGATGCAGAAAAAAGCACTTGGAATGGTAAAGCTGCAGGTAATCATAACCACGATTCTGTATACCAACCTAAAGGTAGTTATGCGGCTTCATCACATAAGCATACAGCAACAGATATTACGGACGATTCTACACATAGATTTGTCACAGACTCGGAAAAATCTACTTGGAATAGTAAAGCCGCCGGTAATCACAACCACGATTCAGCATACCAACCCAAGGGTAATTATGCATCAAGTTCTCATAATCATACAGCATCGGACATTAAAGAAGATGAAACGCATCGTTTTATGACGGATGCAGAACGTACAAAACTTAGTGGAATAGCCTCTGGAGCTAATAATTACTCTCATCCGGCTTCTCATCCAGCATCAATGATTGAAGAAAGTACTACAAGAAAATTTATGACGGATGCAGAGAAAACTTTACTAAGTTCTCTCGGGACTAAGGCTGCTCAAATTAATGCACAAAATTTAGGACAAAACGGTTATCGAAAATATGAGGATGGATTACTCGTACAATGGGGGTATCGTAAACCTCAATATACAGGGTTAGACTCTGTTATATTTCCAATAGCTTTTGCTGATGAAAATTATACTTTAACAATTTCTCCTAATATAAATTCTTCTATAGATAAGATTGACCTTACAGAAGAATTTATCAATATCTATATTTTAGGTAAACAAAAAGAAGCATTCGGAACAGTTAACATACTATATAATCTTTCTCCTTATACTCATTTTAACTGTGATTATGAGTGGCAGGCCATTGGTCGTTGGAAATAACTAAAAATATATATTATGAAGTATTGGAAAAAAGGATTCTACGACGAGCCTATAGACGGTTCAGTAGAAATTACAGAAGAATATTATAATCAATTATTAGCCGGACAATCAGCTGGATTACTCATAGTTGAAAGTAAAAAAGGATATCCGATCTTAGTTGTATACGAGGCTACTATCGAAGAAATCAGGGCGCAAAAACTTGATGAATTACGATTGTTCGATTCATCCCAAATAGTCAATCAGTTCAGTATAAACGGAGTATTGGGATGGCTAAACAAGTCTACACGCGTCGGACTTATGAACTCAATCAATATTGAGAAAGAAGCCGGACGATCTGAAACAAGTATCTGGATTGGTGATACAAGGTTTGTTTTATCAATCGAAAGAGCTATTGATATATTGCAACAGCTAGAATTATATGCTCTTGCGTGCTATGACACAACACAAAGGCATATCAACGCTATCAATCAATTAGAAACAAAAGAAGAAATTGAAGTATACAACTTCAAAACTGGTTATCCCGAAAATCTCAACTTTGCCGGATAACCTATCGTATAATCGTAGTTTTCGATTTCATCAATAGTCTGCAATGCTCTGACTGCTGCGATGTGCGATTGTGTCACATTGTAGCAGTTTAATGCATACATTTCAATCTCATTCAGCATTGATAAAGCGTCAGAAATTGGAATGATATACTTTATAGCATCATACCACAATACGGTATCTGATTTACCAGCATTTTTCTCAATCGAAATTGAGTTAAATAATCCAACACGTGTACTTTTATCTAACCACATGCTTTTACCCAATAAATCAAAAGAATTGATACTGGTCGACTTGTCAAATATCTGTATTTCAGATATTTTTATTTTTCGTACTTCTTCGATGTCGTACTCATATTCTACCAATATTGGGTAGCAATTCTTGCTTTCAACTATAATCAACCCAGCTGATTGCCCTGCTAATAACTCTTGATAATATTCATCCGTTATTTCTACTGACCCGTCTACCGGTTCTTCATAAAATCCTTGTTTCCAATACTTCATAATTCTTATTTTAAAGTTTCCATCTACCTATTGCAAACCAACTATAACTTTCCCCAGCTATTGCTCCATATTGAATGGATTTAGTAATAAAATAAGAAGTATATTTCCTGACTATCTCTTTTACAATAGGAGATGTATGGCTACTTATTACTGTAGTAATTACTGTGTAAGTATCATTGTAGAATGATGTAGACAAAAATACATATTGTTCACCTGTAGTACTATTCATTGAGTTTGGAGACATATCCCCCCATTGAATCAATAATCCATCCTCATATTTTCGATAACCGTTTTGTCCTAAATTTTGTGCATTAATTTGAGCAGCCTTAGTCCCGAGAGAACTTTGCAGGAAAATGATTACTAAAATAGCTCCTAATTTTCTACTATAACAGTTTATATTCAGTTTCATGTCCCAATCTTTTATTATTTCCAACGTCCAATAGCAAACCAATTAAAAGGATATCCTGTTGTGTAAACACCATTTCTATCATTACTCGCGTGCCGTTGTACAACCGTGAAATTTGATTTATTTTTATTATATACCATTACGGCAGAAACCACTACTTCAGAAATGAGTTCAAAACCAGAACATGCTACAACATTGTAAGCTGTATCATAGAAAGAAGCAGGAAGATATATAGTTTTAACATCCCCTATTTTTCCACCGACTCCCCACTGGATCATCAGCCCGTCCGGTAGCTTATAATATCCATTTTGAGAGAAGTTCTTTGTTGACACATTGGAAAAATCCTTTAATGCGGCGTTCGTCCCGAGAGAACTTATGTAAAAAATGACCCGCAATAGATAAAATGAATACTATCTTTTTGAATAGATGAATCACTCTGTTCATTACGCTTAAGTAACTAATCAAAATTAAGCAGCATTATGTTTAAGTTTAATACCCAAGGTATCCCCGACAGCCGCCAATGCCCTATTGACGGTGTAAAAGAGGTTGTCGCTACTTGCATAATCCTGCGGTCTGATCCATTTAGTTTTCATTATTCTCCACAAGGTTTCCGCAAGGTTCAGGTGAGGGGAATACGGTGGAAGGTAAAAGAGAAAAAGTCCGCGTTTCTCCCACAGTTCTCTCAATTCCCTTATTTTCTTGTTTCGATGTACGCTCGCATTGTCAAGCACGATGAACGTATCTTTCTTTATGTTCAAAGAAAAGGTGTCAAGGTATTCAACGACCTTGTCCGCGTCAATACTTTCAGTCGTGGTGAACCCATGATAGCGGTTGTTCCTGTCTATCATGCCGAAGATGTTGACCCTTTGTGCCTTTTGGGATGGGATATACACGTCTTCGTTACGGAATTGCCAGCCGTAAGGCACATAGCCTTCGGTGCACACATGGCTTTCATCGGCGTAATAGAGGTCTATCTTGCCGTTTATGTTCAGATGTTCAAGTTCTTGCAACTTCTCGGTCTTATACGCATAGAGTTGCGGCGAGGGTACTCCCCTTGGGCGTTTTCTTATTCGCTTATATCTTGCGCCAAGGCTGATAAAAAACGCTTGAATGTCAGGTCGCTCGCTTCCTTGCCAGTGGCCTTCTGCCAGGCTTCCCGAGCTTTGCTGACGCTCTGCCTGTCCTGTTCTATGGCCTTGCGAACAACTTCCTCGTCCGTACAGTCCATGATAGGTTTTCGCCCACGGCCGGGACGGGTCTGCAAGCCGTCGATGCCTTCCGACAAGAAACGTTTTACCCAAGAGTTGACAGATACATGTGACATCTCCGTCTGCAAACCTATGGCCTTGCTGGAAAGTCCAGTCGATTTGAGCAGTACGGCACGACAGCGCATCCGAAAGCAATGGCTGTCTCCCTGTCGGAAACCCGTTTCCAATGCCAAGCGTTCGGAATCCTTTAATATGATTGATTTGATTTTGCCCATAAGTGCATATTTGAATTTTATGAGGCAAAGGTATCAAAACCTTATGATATAAACCAATTATGAACATCTACTTATGTATTTATATTTTATAATATAAATTCAAATCTGGTGATATGATAACTTTGTATAATGGTGATAAAGAAATAGAAATTGAAGTAAAGGATGAAAGCTACTCTTATGAAGCTATCATGGGAGAAGATACACTCACTTTGTATTTTTCTCATCCGGGATATATTGAAATTCCGGTTGGCTCCTGGTGTGACTTCTATGGGAAGCGTTATTCTTTGAAGAAGGATAGCAATTTCAAGAAGAACGGTGAACGTAACTTCGAATATACTCTGATTTTGGAAACTGGAAAGGCTGATGCTATGCTGTGGAAAGTACGCCATACCGTTGACAGAAACATTAAGTTCTCATATACAGCCAAAGCACATGAACACCTACGTCTACTCGTTGAGAACCTGAACCGCCGGGGTATCGGTTGGAAAGTCGGTGATTGCATTGAGGGAACGGAAAAAGTAATCAATTACAATCATACTTATATTCTTGATGCTTTAAACCAGCTAGCAGATACGTATGAAACGGAATGGCAGATTACCGAAGAAAATAATATTAAAACTGTTCATCTGCGTAAAGTTGAGTATAACAAGGAGAATCCTTTAAGACTATCGTATGGTAAAGGTCATGGCTTTAAGGTCGGTGTTGGTCGTGAATCCGGGGATATACCACCCGAAATAATTTTGATAGAAACTACGGATCGCAATATTGATTATTCTACATACGGATCTAAATCCCTATTACTTCCAAAGAATAAGACTATCCGATTTGATGGAATCAAATTTGAGAATGAAGAGGGCTTCAATTCTACTAAGGCGCGTATCTATAAGACCGATACGGATGGGACTTGTGTCATGCGTGCCGATAAAGAACTTACAACAGCAAAAGAAGATAGTCTAGACTGTACAGCTATTTATCCTTCCCGTGTCGGTACTGTCAGTGCTGTTATTGAGGTGAACAAGGAGAATAACTTCTTTGACTTTGTAGATAAAGACATCCCGGAAGAGTTGAATTTCGAAGATTGTCTCATAGCTGGAGAAAATATGACTGTCATTTTCCAAACAGGTATACTTACAGGCAAGGAGTTCGAAGTAAAGTATATCCATGAAGCGAAAGACAAAAAAGAGGCACGTCGATTTGAAATTGTTCCGCAGGAAATTGATGGTATTACTATGCCGGAGCCGGAAGTCTGGCGACCGAAGGTTGGTGATACATACGCAGTGTTCGGAATGCAATTGCCGAAGGCTTATATCTGCAACGATAGCACACAAACGGGTGCGAGCTGGGAAACTTTCAAGGAAGCTGCTAAATACCTGTATGAACATGAAGATAAAGCATTCATATTTACCGGGACATTGGACGGTATTTGGGCTAAAAAACGCTGGTTGGAGATAGGCGGAAAGATTGTGCTAGGTGGATATGTAAACTTCTCTGACACACAGTTTCATCCGGAAGGTTCTCTTGTCCGGATAATCGGAATCAAGCGCTATATTAATAATCCATATTCTCCGGAAATAGAGTTGTCAAACAAACCAGTCAGTACATCTGTTTCAAGTGATCTGAATAAGATTGAGACGAACAAAGTAGAGGTAGATATCAAGCATAAGGACGCCCTGCAGTTTACTAAGCGTCGGTTCCGGGATGCAAAGGAAACGATGTCCATGCTTGAAGATGCACTGCTGAACTTCTCCGGCTCTGTCAATCCAATAACCGTTTCAACCATGCAACTACTTGTCGGAGACGAAAGCTTGCAATTTCGTTTTGTCAATTCAAAAACGAATCCGGTTCAGGTATCTCATAATATTACTTTCAATACAAGTACAAAGATACTGAACGCTCCGGCAGGAATCCTTCAGCATTTGACACTTGGTATTAGTTCTCTTTCTTCCTCTCATAAGGCAGACGAATATAAGTACTGGGATATGGCTGAATACAATTCTCCGGCACTCATTGACCCGGAAAAGAAGTATTATCTATATGCTAAAGTTGGCAAGGAGAATCAAGCCGGAACATTCCTCTTGAGTGAAACAGCTATTAAAATGGAACAGATAGCTGGATATTATCATTTACTCACTGGAGTGCTTAACAGCGAATATGAAGATAGTAGAAGTTTTGTTCAGCTATACGGATTTACTGAAATTCTGCCGGGCCGCGTAACAACAGAAAGAATCCTTTCGCCGGATGGTGATACATATTTCGATCTGGTAAAAGGTGAGATAGGCGGTAACATTCAAATAAAAGCTGGTTCTTCCGGATTGAAAAATCTGTCTGAATGGGAAGCTGCTCATCAGGAAATAAAGGATGCAGCTAAAGCGGCCAAGGATGCTGCCGATTCGGTGGAAGGACTTCATGACTATGTAGACGGGACTTTCGCTGATGGTATTATTGACGAGGCAGAGGCAAAGGCTATTGAAAAATATATCAATACTATCAACAATACCAAACAAGCTATCGAAGCAACTTATAATAAACTCTACACGAATGTTTATTTATCCGGCTCTGCAAAAGTTGGTTTGCTCAATGCTAAGGTTACATTGATGGGAAGTATTGAGAACCTTATAAATGCTATCAATACAGCCATCGCTGACGGACAGACCACTGTAGAGGAAAAAAGAGATGTAGATAATAAGTTTACTCTGTTTAATTCAGCCTTAGCAACTTTCAATACAGCTGTTGAAGAAGCAAATAAGGCAATACAGGATAAACTAAAGGAATATTCTAACGAGGCACTGCAACAAGCAATACAAGCTTTAGAGGATGCTGCGAACGCTGCTAAGGCTGCACAGGACGCTGCCGATTCAGTCGATGGCTTATATGATTATGTGGATGGCGCATTTGCAGACGGTATCATCGACGGAGCGGAAGCGAAAGCCATTGAGAAATATCTGAATACAGTCAAAAACACGAAATCTGCCGTTGAAGCTACATATAACAAACTATATGTGAATACCTATCTAGAAGGTTCTGCAAAAACAACCTTACTTAATGCCAAGGTATCCTTATCTGGTGCTATTGATAACCTTATGGCTGCAATCAATGCAGCTATTGCAGATGGACAAACGACTGTAGAGGAAAAGAAAAATGTCGATGAGAAGTTTACTCTATTTAACTCTGCTTTAGCTAGTTTTAATACATCTGTTGAAGAAGCAAACAAAGCTATTCACGACAAACTGAAAAGCTATTCCGATGAGTGTACAGCCGACTTGCAAGTACTCAATACTCAAATCTCCACACAAGTGACACGGGTCGATAGCTTGACACAGAGGATAGACACAGCCGGATGGATTACTACAGCTGACGGTAACAAGATATATGCTTCTAAAGAACTGGAAAACGGCAATACGCTTATATCTTATATTAACCAGGCAGCAGGTGAAACGACGATTCATTCATCTAAAATTAATTTGGAAGGTGCTGTTACAATCACCGCACTGCATAGTGATCTGCAGACAATGATTAACTCCAAGATTGATCGAGACGGATTGGGTAAATTAGCATTTGAGGATGCAGTCGAATATGCAAAACTTGGTACTACAATTGTTGTAGGCGGGTATTTGAATACTGATTTGATAAAGGTTCGCAGGATAGATGCTGACTCCGGGTTCATAGGTGGTTTTACTATCGAAAATGGACGTCTCGTTTGGACGCGTTCAGGGTATTTTGGCGGAACATCTCGTAGTTTGAAATTAGGTTCTGGAACGGCAAAAGAAGGCGTTGTTAACGTTACTTTCAATGCAGAAACAGACGGACGTTTTGGGATCGCTGCTATTGGTTCCAATTTTGGTGGAGCTTGTATTTATGCTTCCAGGAATCTAAATGCATCAGACAGAAGCTACCCACTGGCTAGTACAACATACGCTGGCTTTTTTGATGGAGGAGTTTATGTGAAAGGTTCTTTATCGAGTGAACTATGTCTTGCCGATAATTTTGGTTGTATTACAAGCCGGAATTCAGATGGAAGTATAAACTATTACCAAGGAATTGATTTTGACTTTGGTAGTAATATGAAGTTCAGAAAAGGACTATTAGTATCAATTGCTTAATATTAATGATTATGAAATTAAATTTAAACAAACCTTTAATAGATTTTAGAGGTAAGGAAGCCATTAAAATAGTCAATGGCAAGGAACAGAAACAGTTTCTTCGTGATATGGTTTCGGAAGCGCTTTATGCTGCCGGTATGAATCCTCAATTAGGTATGGATATGGCAAAAAAACTACGTGCCTACAATATGCTCCAACAAATCATAAATAACCGAGGAATACTTGAGATTACAACAGAAGACGCTACTCTCTTAAAGGAGATTTGTGCAGATGTTTTTACGGCAGGTGCTTTCGGGCAAATTAATGAACTAATTGAAGGAGGAGGTAAAGAATGAACATTACATCAACTAACAGTACAGCCACAACTAAGGTTACGGACGCTATCAGGATTAAGTACAGAATGTCAACCCGTGGAACCGAAGCGGTGAAAGATATTACTGCCGAGATTGTCAAAGATGAAACGACTGTCGGCTTCTTCAATATTTCGCGAAATGGAGTAACTGGATTCTCGCTACATGAGGCTCATGGGCTAACCTTTGGCGAAGTGAAACAAGTATTTCAGACAGCTATTGATGATTGTAGCGAGGTATTAAAATGAAAGATACGATATGGGAGTAAATGAGTGGATAGCAGTACTGGGAGCAATAGGTGGTACTTCAACAATCACATGGCTTGTAACCTTTTGGGTAAATCGTAAAACAAATGCTCGCAAGGAAGATGCTACGGCTGATAGTATGGAAAATGAGAATGAACGTAAACAGGTTGATTGGTTGGAGAAACGTCTTGCCGAACGTGATGCAAAGATTGATGCAATCTATGTAGAACTCCGTCAGGAACAAGCTGAGAAGCTCCAGCTCATCCACGATAAACATGAACTGGAACTTAAACTTAAAGAAGCCGAGATAAAGAAGTGTGATGTGCGTGGTTGTAGTAAACGTCAGCCGCCAAGTGATTATTAATTAAAATGGGAGGAAAAAAATGAAAACTATTGATGCAATTATCATCCATTGTTCGGCCACGCGTGCCGGACAGGATTTACGAGCCAAAGATATTGACCGGATACACCGGGCTCGGGGATTCAATCAGATTGGTTATAATTTCATTGTTGATCTTGACGGAATAGTTGAGAATGGGCGACCGTTAAGCATTGACGGAGCGCATTGTAATACCAAAGGATTTTCAAAGTCTTCGTATAATAAGCATAGTGTTGGCATCTGTTATATCGGAGGCTTGGACGCATCTGGAAAACCTGCAGATACACGTACTCCAACTCAAAGGACAGCACTACGCGAATTGGTCGCAAAGCTTTGTAAGGAATATCCTATAATTGAAGTACTCGGACACCGTGATACTTCGCCGGATCTGGACGGCAGTGGTGAAGTAGAGCCGGCAGAATATATCAAGGCTTGTCCCTGCTTCGATGTCAGGAGTGAATTTTCTAATTTTCTTCGTAATACAGTGATCCGGCCATGAAAGCGCTAATCTATATAACCATATTCCTGATGTCGGGAATATGGTTTGCTTCATGCCGGACTCAATACGTACCTGTAGAAACTGTTCGCACAGAATACAAGACGCGTGATAGTATTCGTTATGATAGCATCTATCAGCGTGATAGTGTTTATATACTTGTAAAAGGTGATACAGTCTATCAGTATAGATATAAGTATTTGTATCGCTACCTAACAACGAATCGCACCGATACGGTTCTTAAAACCGATTCTATTCAAATTCCTTATCCGGTAGAGAAACAATTAAGCAGATGGCAATCTATTAAAATGGAGTTGGGTGGATGGTCATTCGGAATTATAATAGCCTTTGCACTTATAACTGTTATTTGGCTAATTAGGTCGAGAAAGAAATAGATGCCTTATTAAAATGTTAGTTTAAAAATAGCTGATATTTGTAATGTCTACTTTTCAATTAATATATGTTTGGTAACATGTTTAGGAAATTAATCAATTGATTAATCATCACTTTCAAAATTTTACATTACTTTTGTATCATAATTATGTCTCTTTTACGCTAATATTGCATAATTTTTATTTGTAAGAGCGAACTTCTTTATGTCTATATTTGTGATAAGATCAATAATTATAACGATTATATAAGAGCACAATATATGTATGAAACATTTGCTAATTTAATAAAAGACCATCTAGGATTGGCTTTTCTTATAGGATTGCTATGTGTTGGTGGATTCATCTTTTTAATTTGGTGGACTTGTTCCATGTACCATAAAATGAAAAATATTGAAAAGCTACCATGTAGTGCACATTCGGATAAGCTTGATGTATTATCTTCTATATCAGAAAAAATAAATAATCTCCCTTGCCAAGATCATAAACTGAAGATTGAAAAGCAGATAGACAAACATGGAAGTATAGAATCATCTATATCTAGTATTAACACCTCCATAACTTATATGCAAAAGAGTATAGACAGCCTTACACAAAGTCTGCAAAGAAATAAAGGAATAATAACGGACCCATTCACTCAAACTCGTAGTCCATTATCAATTACTCCAAATGGATATGTTATGATACAAAAGTTGGGGGTAAATGAAATGTTTGAAAACAATTGGTCGCGCATAAAACTTCTCATAGAAGAGAATACCCTATCTAAAAATCCATATGATATTCAGCAGTTTTGCCTAGAACAAGCAGTTGTGTTTCCTGAAAAATTTTTAAAAGACGAAGAATTAGTTAAGATTAAAATGGATGCCTACACTACTGGTAGTTCTTTAACTTCATATATGAAGGTTATAGCTGTAATGGCAAGAGATAGGTATTTTGAAGAAAATGGGATAAATGTTACTGACGTAGACATATATGATCCTAATATTCCTAGTGGATAATTAAAATTATAGTTATCATGAGTATGACATTACACGAAGCTATTGTTAAATTGTTGAAAGAAAAGGGTACTCCTATGACAACAACAGAGATTGCAAATGCTCTCAATGAAAATAAATGGTATTTGAAGAAAGATAAAAGTGAAATTACTCCTTTTCAAATCCATGGGCGTACTAAAAACTACGATAATCTTTTTCGTAGACTAGGAAATACTGTCTATTTGGTCACTGACTAACTACTATGGCAGAAGAAAATAAATACGACCACGATTCCGTGCAGGAGTTGTTAGCATGGGCGAAAGAAGCGCTTAGTAATAAATCATATCCTGATGGCAAATTTCAAATCAATAAAGCAACTACAGTACTAGACTGTGCTTCTTTTCTGTCATCAATGATACAAATGATTTCAAGGAACTGGGAGAACCCAACATTTTATCCTACTATCGACCAGCTGCGGGAATTTAGAAAGAAAATAGAATCAAAAAAAGAATAGATTATGAGTAATGTAGAAGAAAACGCTCGCGAACAGAAATCCGGGATGAAATGCCCGCAGTGTGGTAAATTCATTGAGACTTCTATCTTTGAACTACTCACTTCAAACGCACTAGAATGCCCGTCGTGTCACCTGCACCTTTCGATTGACCGAATGAAATCAAAATCTGCATTCGATGCGTTGCGCAAAGTACAGAACACACAGCTGAATCTGAAGGAGAGGAGCAAGTATGATCGAGAAAAGAGGTAGCCGAAATAAGCTCCCTCTTTCAATTTTGAATAATCTTCCCCCAATCGTCTAACACTATCCCGTATTATATATTTCAGTTCTATTAAGAAAGATATTCTCGTAGTTCTTCAATTGCTTGTAATGCACTTCGGGCTATAACGTATTTATTTCGGCAACTTTCAGCCTGTTTTTGGAACTCTTTTTGATATTCTGATTGTTTCCCCACCTTCGTTTTAAACTCTATACAGAGAGAAGCAAAACCCTTTTTGGGAATAAGTACGATCACATCAGAAACACCAGGCTTTACTCCTTGACGTTTCAGGTTAGCAGCTTCACGTATATGACGGCTTCCACCGTTCGGAACGGCAAATATAAGTTTGTCAGGTATATTAGGGAAATATAGAGGAACTCGTTGGTTGAATTAAAGTTTTAAATATTTACAAATGAAAAAGTTGCACAATTCACAGATTATTAGTAAATTAGTGGTGACCAAACTACTAAGTACTATTACACTGCTTATGCGCAACTTCATAGCAAATTTCGTCAGAATCCTCGGAATATGCAAGGATTTCGCTGGAAATCGTGTTAATGAACTCGGAAACGTCCCAAGATGTGGTGTTATCCCCAAGTTCTCGGACCTCGAAGTAATTGCTCTCGGCATAACCGCCGAAGCCTTCGGATTCGACAGCGAGAATCTTCTTTTTCATCGATTGCATAATGAGTGTAAGGAGGATTTTCCAAACCTGATCAGTCGGAGACAGTTCAATGCCCGACGTAAGTTTACGGCACGACTTGCAGAAGAAATCCGCAAGGATGTAGCCGGAGCCATTGATGGATCCGAAGATGTGTTCTGCATTGATTCCAAACCTGTAAAGGTATGCCAGAACGCACGGGCGAAACGATGCACCATGGGACAAGACAATCCCGATGCGGCTCCTGACTGGGGATACTGCGCTTCGCAAGGCTTGCATTACTATGGATATAAGCTCCATGCAGTCTGCGGAATACGTGGTGTTATCCATTCCTTTGACATGACTGCCGCAAGCGTCCATGACCTTCATTATCTCAAGGACGTACGCTGGGAATATCATGATTGCATGATGCTTGGAGACAAAGGCTATCTCAGTGCTGAGATTCAGAAGAATCTCTTTGAGGCAGCAAATATCACTCTTGAAGTTCCATATCGGCTTAATCAGAAAAACTGGCGTCCGCCCACATGGGCATACAAGAGGTTCCGTAAACGTATCGAAACGATATTCTCTCAGCTCAACGACAATCTTATGATGATACGAAACTACGCAAAGCAATCCTGCGGTCTTTTCACCCGAATGGCAGGCAAAATCGCTGCAATGACGTTCATGCAATATGTCAATTTCGTTAATCATCGTCCGATTGGGCAGATAAAATATTCTCTAATTTAATTCAACCAACAGGTATAGAGGAATAAGTTTAAAGAACTCTGTTTGTATTCGAGCTTCCTCGTTATTATGTACTTCTTTAGAGCGCGTAGGATTACGCTGATCTGCATAACAATTATAACACATAAAGTCGGTACCGGTTTTAATAACCGATACCGTTTCTTTTCCGCATAAAATGCACTTTTCTTTAGTCATTATTCAAAATAAGCTAAATTGTATTGGTCTTCTACCTACTACTGCTATCGTTCTCTCATGAATTGGACACTGCGAAGCATAGGGACATCTCCCTGACATAGCAGAAAGATGCGCTCCATGCCATTCATCCCAATCTGTTACATTATTAGCAGAGAGGAAAGTTATCAGTTTCATACAGCAGAAGCCACGTTCATTTTCTTGACCTCCTGCAACTTCAAATAAACCATTACTCTGTGGACGTTTCATTCAATTCTGATTTGTTTTGAGAGTTATTTAATCCTTTGCAATCTATCAATCTCAGCAGCAATGAGTGCACCAGCTTTTGCTAACTCTCTTATCCGATCATCAGGCGTAGGCTTCCACCATTCGGGAGAAAATGGGAACATGATAGGTACATCGGTAGAATAAACATAACCACCATAATCATCTCTACAAAATGTAGGGATGATTATGGTGCACCCGCTAAAGCTAGTTGTCCGGCTGTGTATAAATCATCTTCTTCCGGTGTCCACTCTTCAACTTCAATTTGTCTTTTACGTTCTTCTGCTATAATCTCTATTCCTGTTTTCATAATGTTCCTTTTTATATTGTTAAGAATATTTCTTTTCCACTCCCTCAATCCAATTAAGATACCATTCACGAGCTTTTTCTTTAGCTTTATCTTCATCCTCAATACCCTCGTAAAATTCATCTTCTTTTGAAAACGGGTCGTACTCAATAAATTCTTCTGTTCTACAGAACGGACAAGGAACATCCTCTCCTTTATCATAAAGATTACCATTCTCATCACAATAGTCTAAATCTTGTAATTTACCATCGACACAACATGCATCTGGATAGCTTGCGCCCCAATATGGAAATTCGGGGCATGGTTTCTTATTTTCACTCATATTTATTTTGTTTTACGCTAATTCATAAATTCTAATTCACAAAACAATCCACATTCCGGCATAATCTCAGTAGGGAAATCGCCACGGTCAGGAGAAAGCTCGTCAAGAAATAAAGCCTTTGTTTTATTACTGATTCTTTCTTTCAGGCAAGAATGCCCGACAACACGTTCCAATTTTGCCATACGTTCAAAATCTTCCGGGAAATCAATACGAATCTTATTCCAGTAACCCATTCCGCCACGGATGCAACCGATGCAGTTGTTATTGTGATATCCCATCTTATACATTCGAGGTAGTTCTATTCCTTCTTTTGCAAGCAAGCAGACACAATTAGCCTTTGATAGTTGATTGTCGATTAATGGGAATAATGGCTTCATGTTCGGGTATTGTTCAATCATTCGTTGCGCCCGATTGGTTTCCGATATATCAAATCCCCATACTTGACCATCCCAATATTTCAATTCATCTTCGATTTGGTATCGAAGCCGTTTTTTAAGTTCGAAGGTACACGGATAGTAATTGTGCTTACTGATTAGCCCTTTCTTTTCAATCACATCGAAATGGTTAGTATATTCCTTGCTCCGGACAATGTTTATTTTTTGCCCAAACCATTGCTCACAATCATGAAGGAAGCGTAGACTATCTTCTTCCTGTGAGCCAGTGTCTGTATAATATAGGACTACATCTTTGTACGTCTGTAAAGCTATCTTGCAAGCGACTGCGGATGTCACACCACAAGAAAACCATGCTATTATCATAATTATTGTTTTTTTATTTTTTATATTTGCAATTCCTTTTTGATTCCGGCTTGATTGCCTTACGAGAACTACCAATGAGTATCAAACTCTAGGCAGAAGAAGTAGCTTCCGGAGCAGAAGTGCTTTTTTGTTATCAAAACAGCCATTTATTTAGAGATTGCTTGATTAAATTAATCCCAATCTCATAATCATTAATTTGATTGAATATGGCAAAGATTGATAAAATCTTAGACCGATTGAGTAAGCTGGTTCAAATCTTATTGGCTGCTCATACTCTTGGTTTATTCTAAACGTTTTGGAGGGTGTACGTAAAACACCCTCTTTTTATTCCTTTCTAATTAGGCTTGAATTATAGTAGCCCGAAGGCTACTAGATTAAACATCTCCCCACAGTGTCTTTGCGAGTTCATATTTCTTTTGTAATTCATTTACTTCTTTCTTTGCATAAGTAAGAGTATAAGAATGACTACGCGGGCACTTTCCCGATTTAATGGCTTCGTGATATTTTTGAGCAACTTCAAGTTTATGCTCGTAGAAATCGATACTCTCCGGCATGGATAAATTGATAGTGTTTGCCTTTTCTTCCCAATATTTGGCAATTCTTTCGTGTTCGGCAGCTTTGTCGCTAAACTCAACACTTTTACCCATATTGTTCCACGCATCATCAATCGCTTTTCTGTGTCGCTTCTCGCTATGATGTCCCACTTTTATAGGTTCACCTAGAGAAAGAAAATCCTTATCTTTATTGGACTTGTTGTAGTATTCACTGCTTTTCTGTACAGCAGATGCAGCCCATTCATGACGACGTTCAGCCCTTTGTTTGGCCCACTCTTGCACATTAAATCCATCAGCCCGTACGATTGAGTAATAATAGAATCCATCGCGTTCGTAAATGAGATTGAAAACAATACATTCATTTTCTTTTCCATACTTGGTTGTAACCTTGATTACTTCTCCTTTTTCATGTTTTTCACTACATTTTGCAAGAAAAACATTTGGTACATATTTACTATACGTATTCATGGTATCTATAATTATTGATTAAAAACTTCTTTGTATACTTGGTTTATAGTGCCATTGATTATCAAAGAATCTTTGGCGGCACGAATTTTATTGCCTTTTTCTTGAACTTGATAGCCGGCTTTTTTTAGCCGTTCTATTTTTTGTTGTGGTGTTATTTTAGAAACCTTCATCATCATAATCTGTATCGAATATTCGTGCAACCATATCGACGATATTTTCCTCAATGTCTTCCGTAGATCCGGTTACTGCATTAGCGATATTTTTCTTCTCTTGAATTATGCGATAAACTTTTTCATCAATAGTTCGCCGACCAAGGAAGTAGTAACAGGTAACAGAGTCCTTTTGCCCGATACGGTGTGCCCGGTCTTCGCACTGACAACAATCGGCGTATGTCCAAGGGAACTCAACAAAAGCGACATTGCTTGATGCAGTAAGCGTTAAGCCAACTCCAGCCGCTTTAATAGAGCAAATAATAATATCTGTCTTGGGATTATTCTGAAAGGCATCAACCGCTCTTTGTTTATCATCTTGGGAATCTCTTCCGGTAACTGATACGGCAGTGGGAAAGTAACGTTTCAATTGGTCTACAACTTCATGAAGAGAACAAAAGAGGATTATTTTCTTTCCATTCTCCCGGAAGTCTTTCACAAATTCAATAACATCGCGTACTTTTCCACGTGCGGAGATCTGCCGAAGAATATTGATACGTACCATGACTTCACCACGCAGAGCCTTTTCAATCTTTTCATCATCGGCATCCTTATATTTCTGTAGATACATAATAAGATCACGTTCAGCATCTACGTACTCTTTACGATTAGTAATCTCACAAGTGTTTACTTGACGTATTTTATCCGGAAGATCTGTAAGAACTAGTGACTTTTCACGTCGAAACATACAATATTTCCATAGGTTGAAATTTAATTCTTTCAAATTCGACGCTTCTCTTTGACCTGAACAGTATTGGTTAACAAAAGATTTATAACCTCCAAAATCTTCCATACGATTCAAAATTGATAGCTGTGGAATCAGGTCTTTTGGTCTGTTGACAACTGGGGTTCCCGTCAATTCGATAATCCATTCTTTGCCGGTGCATATCCCTTTACAGAATTTAGCCTGCTGGGTAGATGAAGATTTACAACGATGACTCTCGTCAATAATAACCGATTTGAATAAGTTGATTGAATTTCTAAATTCTACATCTCGTAGCGTCCAGCTTTCGGACTTCTTTATACGTTGTACAAAGTACTTTTTTAAAGACTCATAATTGACTATAAATACCTGATGCATTCCTGTTTGAAAGAAAAAAGTCCAAGTATCACGTACTTTATCAGTTAAGATCATTGCTTTTTTGTCCGTAAACTTCTCCCATTCACGCATCCAGTTTATTTTTAATGAAGAAGGGCAAATAACAAGACAAGGAAAAGCACCAGCGATATTAATTGTTGCAATACTCTGCAATGTTTTACCAAGTCCCGGTTCATCACAGTTCATAAACCGTTTTAATTCTAATCCTCGAGCAATACCTTTAAGTTGATAAGGATAAGGTTGAATTTTAAGATTATGAGGAATGGCCAGCTCCGGAAGTTCCGGAATATCGTAAACAGTTTCTTCCTCCCTTTTTTCGTTGCCACTAAGCCAGTTTATATTCTCAAATTGCTGTATTTGATAGATCATCCTTTCAAGATCAACTCTACTCCGAGTTGGAATAATCCAAACTTTTCGGGCACCGTCAAAACGTCTTCCAGGAATTTGCCTGATCCGATCTACGATAGAAGGTTTATACTTAAAAGATAATTCAAAATTATCTCCTTTTAATTCGATATTCATGATTTAGAGTATTTTGTAGGGGGGAATTATCCCCCCTTATAGTGATTGGTGTTATGCAGTTGCATCTAAAGGAGCTGGAGCTTCTATTTGCTTCTTTCGCCCTCTTTTTTTAGGTTTATCTTCAATTATAACGGCTTCTTCCGGTTCGTCTGTATCAAAATCAAGGCGTTCCTGTCGAACTCCCCATTTTTCCTCAAACAGATAACTCTCAACTTCTGCGTCACAAGCTGCCGCATCAATGCTCAATTCTTCACAGTAAGGATAGTCTGCATCAAGGAGAGGAACGAAGATTTTCAGATCAACAACCTTTCCGGACTGAAGTAATTTAGCTCCCATAATAGTAATCCCGGAAACACCGTCGACACTATCGTTTGCATAGCCAGTTATGATGTAATTTTCAAGAATCTGTGCATAGCCAGGAGACGTAAAACTATCCTTATTAATATTAGCAGCTTCCGGCTGTTCGCACAATACGACAAGATGTAATTTAAGACGATTAAATGTCTCTCTTAAGTCACTATGAATGATCTGATCGCAGTTCTTGCTAATTACATTCGTGTAGTTTGCTTCCGAAAAACGTTCATTGTACACTACATTCAAGCGGTCCTTTTTAATAATCGCTTTCTTGATTTCATTTTTTGCTTGTTCCATAATTTTCCTTAGTTGATAAAGTGATAATACTAAATGTTGATACAACTCCCATTACGGCAGCCGTCGCTATTTCTCTATTTGTTGCATCTTCTCTTTGAGAGAAAGATAATGCTGTAAACAGACCGATAACGGATAGCCCGATTGTGACTTTTCTTAGATTGTTCATGATAATTACTTTTTGTTGTTATACATTCCGGACATTTGCATTTCTACCTTAGCTTTACTTATTACAGTTACACACCACGATAATTGATGTGTTGCTGTCCGATTGCAACGTTCGCACCAATCAACTAAGTACCTCTCTTCCCGACATAAAGAATTGACTAGAGCATTTACCGCTGTCGCCGTTGCTTTCGCACTTTTTGCCGTGTCTACAAGCGTCTGCATGACTTCGGATTTCATTGCCTCATTGAGCCAATATTTTGAATCTGCGAGCAATTTTCCGGAGCGGGCAACATATACAGCTAAATCATTACCGCGTTGTACAGCTTCTGCTACATCTTCGCTCATAGTTATATTAAGGAATGAATCTATATTGGTTAATTCGGCCAATATTTGCTCTTTTGATGTAATAAGTAAATTCATATTGTTTTATGATAAAATATAATCAGACCATTAATTGCCACCACTTAAAAGCAAGGTCTTCGTACTTCTCTTTTCCTCTGATGTATGAAGGGTGTTTCCGGTCGGTAATAAAATGCTTGAAGATTCTACAATTCTTTTTGCTAATAGCATAAATAAAATCTTGTTGGCTACCGGCTATATCCATATACCATGCCCGGGAGCGGTCCCAGTCAAAGAAATCTATCGCTTCGTCGAATTGTGCCTGAGATTCTGCGAAGGTCGTTTTTAAATCCCCTCCAAAGTTGAAAGAAGACAACCACCAGTCCCATTTACACCGTGTATCGAGATGATAAACGAAGTCCCCATAAAAGAACTCTTGTTGTTTGTTAACCATAAACTTTTGTGTATCGGACTGTGCCAAAACGACAGCAAGAAATTGATCCTTTTCTGCTTCCTTCCGGAGAGCCTTACGCATCTCAAGCCCTAGTTCAAATTCGTCTGCCGTATACACATAATCGTCTACCATTAACTTGTCATATCTTACACGCTCGTTTTCTGTAATAAGAGCATCTACAAGAGTTCCAAACTTGAATGCTTTCTCTTTATCCCCGTATTGAGCACGGGGATAAAGATAGTTCTTAAGTTCTGTCAGATCTGAATTGCTGACCTCTGGACGAGAGTAATATGAATCAGGATTTGACATGGCTATTTGGCTTTTACATCTGCTTCATATCGGATGAATTTTGATTCGATATGCTTTTGGTCTTTACTGTTTGCCTGCTTCTCGCAATAAGTAATCATCTTTTTAAAGATTTTCTCCAGTTCTTCAACAGGTAACGTCTGACCTTCGTTTATCCACCACATCTGGAATATCTCTAAATATCCCTGCTGATGCAGTACAACAATCTTTTCTTTCACTTTGGCGTTAGTCGGTGGGGGAGCGATAGAAGCGGCAGCTTCCATAAAAAGACTACCGATAGAGCTTTGTTGTGCCTTCAGTGCAGCCTCTTGTTTTGCTGCTTCTTCCTCCTTTTTCAGCTCTTCCATTCTTTTGGCGGCAGCTTCTTTTTCACGTTGTTTACGTAATTCTTCCGCTTTGACAGCTTCCTCTGCATTAGCGAGACGAAGTTGTTCCAACTCTGCGAGCTCCTTGCGTTTAGACGGAATACGGTCGGTAAGGTCTTGCTTAACGCTTACCATCTTTGCCTTATACTGTTGAGCGTATTGCTCATATTTGCCTTCTAGAACATTTCGGCGAATCTCCTTTTTTGTTTCTTGACTAATATAGTAAGTTGCAGAATCCGCACTAAACTTATCAAAATGAGATTTGGGATAATCGGTCTGAAAAACTGTAATTCCTATAGCTTCACGATCGAAGTTCCCATAAGTCAAGTTGGAAAATATTCCCTGCAACTCAGAAACTTTACTTGAAAGATATTGGTTGAAATAAGAAAGAAGGCTATCCTCTATTATTTGTTGATAGTTTGCTTTCTCTGTTTCAATTCTAGCTCTCTGTTCCGCTTCTCTCTTTCTTTTTTGTTCCGCTTCGTATTTAAACTTGGCATATTCATTACGCTTTATCACAAGCTTTCCGGGAATTGTTGCAGGATCCTTAGGATCAATTTGTTTTTCTTGGGAAGTGAAAAAGGAACGTATTCTATCAAATATCTGCGTAATAGGTTTACGACGTTCATCCATATTTTTGAGTGTTACGCTAACCTTTTTCAAGTAGTCGGCTGTAGCCTGATCTATTGTTTCATTCATACCTTCTCCTTCGATAGTGTCAAGGAGAGCTTGCCCGGCTTCATTACACTTTTTGACAGAATTTGTATTCTTCCCCATTATATCTGGAAAAGATGACAGAATATTTTTTGCTTCGTCTATTTTGATTAACTCTGTTGCCATATTATTTATTTTAATCGGTTAGTAAGTATTAGAATCCACCGTCTTCATCATCATCGGAGACTGGCACCTGTACAGGTTCTGGAGCTTCCAGTTGTTTTTCTTCACCGAAAGGAATATTAGGATTATCCACAGCCTGAACGGGTTCATTAACCTTGTCTTCATCCACCAAGCCATAGTCGATAATTTCTTCCTCTTCTTGATCAGAATCCATAATAGTAAACTTACCTGTACGCACTTTAGGATAAGCATCAAACGCGTGTTTGATCATCTTATTCTCAAGGAACCCAGGGTCAATGCTTCCATTATTCGAAGTATAAAGTGCATTGGCTTTACCCAATTCACGTCTTTTAGTTTGATCGTTCCACTTCGAATTTGCTTTTTCACTATAATGTTTCAATCGTTCGATATCACCTTCCATTAACCATTGATAATCTACCGAGTTGTCATTTCGTACAATACGAATGAATGCAGCAATAACTTTGGTTGAAGTACGGGGACATTGTGCTTCATACTCGATATTCTTTATACCATTAACTAAGGATGCTTTAAAATGATCTCCCTCATATACAACGACTGGATTATCCGCATACTTGATTTGTCCGGCACGCATACGCATTGTCAGTTCGCCATACCCGGTAACTGAAACATAGGCACGTTTTTCATAAATATCATATCCTTGTGCATTCTTGTGTCCGGTTTTACTGCTTCTGCTAAGTATGTAGCAAAGTGGATGTCCTGTTTGATCTAGCGTAAGACCGTTGACTGCTATATCAAGAAAACAGCCATATAGAGACATCTTTGTCGAATCTGCCAAATCAGGATTATCACGGAGAAGTTTTTGAAAGTTGAATACTTCTTTATGATACATTTGCTCACCTTTATCTGTTCCCCAGATAGCATTGTACATTTGAACGAATTTTGCCTGTACATTTTCACTTTCGACAATTTTCGTTGCTGGAAGCGCATTTAGCTCTTCCACTTTCACTTCAATAATTTTACTCATAATTGTTTAAATATTAGCGTTTTATTAATCTCCTTGATATACTCCACGTCTATATTCCTCCATTAAAAGAATATCTTCGGCCGTGGGCTCTATGCTTATATCTTTTTTATCAAGTTTAATCTCTACAGGAGTAGGAACATAATTCTTTTTCTGTTCTTCTCTTTCTGCAATCTGCTTTCCGATACTGTCTTGCAGAGCCTGTAACACTGCTGATGATTTCGGTATATATCTCATACAGCGATCTGCATTAATTGTTTGATAATGTTATCCGGAACTTTATTATGCAAATCCATCATTGCACTGGCTGTTTCCAATTCGGATCGTTTCACATAATATTTTCCTCTTTCCTTATTATTTGCCGGATAAAACTTAATCCAGGCTTTTTCGCGCCACTCTTTTATTAGGCGTTTTCCGTATATTTCTTCCGCTTGTGATATCGTTACTACTTCGGGGAGTAGTCCCAGCATCGTTAGCGTTTGCACCGTCCCGATTTTAATGCATCGGGCGACCATCATTTCGAAGCAATTTTCCATAATCTCTAATTAGGCTGTTTCCTATACTTTTGAATGGTGTTGAGCTGATTTTATTACTGAAACACATCTGCATCTCTATGCTATGCTGCCTGATTAATATTGATTAGAGTTCATATACTTCTTCTATTTTATTTCTTCGTATTCTTGCCCGTCGACTCCGGTTAAGATCGTTGTTGCAGTCAAATGCAATCTGAAAAGCAATAATTCCAAGAAACGAAAGAGCTACGATTGTTTTCTGCAATTGCTGGAAATCAATATTTAGAGCAAATGCTCTATTAGCCCACCAACTGCCTAATTCATTCAGTTTACTTGTTCCTGTCTTTTTGTAAGCTCTATCCAGTATTACGTTTACCGTCCCGTATGCAATATTCAAGAGATCCGCAATCTCTTTCTTTGCTTTACCACAAAAAGCGAGGCCAGCAATCTGATTTTCGCGCTTCGTTAGTTTAGTGTCAGCTTGCAGTTCCATGATGCAAAGTCTCTAGTTCGGCGGCAGCTTTGGAGACTCCTTTAGTAGCTTCCAAGGCTTCATTAGCCATTCTTACAGCGACATTCAATACTTTTGCTTTGTAGGTTGAGCGAGCAGAAGCCGGCTTGTTATTAAGGATATTGTGCACTGTACCCTGTGAGCATCCTACTTCTTTCGCTATCTGCTTTTCGTATCCGTAAGGCAGATTTGCTTTGATAGTTTCTAATTGATTTTCCATATACATTATATATTTATAGTTTCTAGTTCCTTGGAAGGCGGCCAAGCCCGCCAAGGATAACGTATCGCTGTTGTGCGGATGATTAAAGATTCATTCTACCTCGTAACCTCTTTCAGATTCTCCATTGCCGGAAGGCGCATTCTCAAAGGGTTTGCATCGAAAACTAAACTTGCATGCTTTATTATTTTAGTCCTTGGCTTCTTCGCAAGTTTCTCCGAGCCAAGCGACACATTCTGTTGTACCCCTAGTAAAGTCTACTGCCTTATTTTTAGGATTGAATTTACCTTCAACTATATCACCTTCCTTTATTCCTGCTTCCTTTTTAAGCTCCCACAAAAGCCACTCATTAGCTGTTGAATCGGTTACATTCTTGATTCTTACTTTCATGATTATGCTTTTAATAGTTCTACTAGAAGTACTTTATCTGCTTCCCAAAGGTTGAATCCCCTCTCTATTTTCCTACGCAGATATTCTCTCTCACCGATCATTCTGATTGCTTTCTCTCTAAGGTCTGATGCACTCCATTTCTCAGCCTGCTCAATCAAGAAATCAGCCATGCATTTTTTTTCTTCAAATAGTTTACGAGCTAATACCGTTTGCTTTTCAATCTCAGCAAGTGCTTCTGGAGCTTTCATATACAATTTGCAAAACTCATCTTTGTCAAGTTCAGTATTCATGTACATCTTTTCAATGACATCATACGTTTCTGCCGAGATTGGCTTTCCTGTTCTTTCTTCAAACTCTTTTAGTGTCATATTCTTATTTGATTTAGAGTAAATAATCTATTTTGTTAACTTTATTGCCCTTTTATTTTGGCGTTGTCATTGTTTTGCGTTAACTTTATAGTGCAAATGTAATCAAAAACATTACACTGTAATCAGAAGTAAGACAAAATGTGTAATCTATTAAGATAATTTAATAATATTCGTATGCATATAGGTAACAAAATCAAAGAAGAAGTCGCTAAAAGAAATATAAGTGTAACAGACTTTGCAAAGTTGATAAACAAAAGCAGACCTTATACTTATTCAATATTTGAAAAAGAAAATATTGATACAGAGCTACTTATACATATTTCATCTGTTTTAAATTTATCACCAGCATCATTCTTCGAAGATATAACACCTAGTGTAATGCAAAATGGCACAAAGAATATTTTGGTTGGTAGAGATAATAATGGTAATATATCAACTAATGAATGCCAAGATAAACTTGAAGATGCTATGATAGAAATAAAGCATTTGAAAGCAGTTATTGAAGGCAAGGATAAACTTCTCGAGGAAAAGGAACGATTGATTAATGTATTAATGAATAAGTAATATGTGGATTATTATTATAGGAATAGTAGTTGTATTATT